GAGACAGATACCTTATCGAGCAATTTAATCACTCGTACTTCAAACGGAGATAATTGAATACTATTCATATCACAGTATGCTTTTAATTCCATATAGTTAATTGCGGATACACTCATTCCACTACTTCTAGTTGCGTTTAGTGCGAGGAAGTGTTCCCACAAATAGGTTACAACAGGAGATACTTTAATAGGAATCAATAGCGGGTCAGAGATGTTATGATTTCTATATAGCGATTCCAATGTTTCGCGTAATGATGAACCGTCTTTTTGTTTAGCAGATAGCGTTAATTCATTGATAGCATATTCAATTAGGGTAGCTATAAATTCTTCTAATCGTACTGAAATATCATTTGACATTGTTAGAACCTGATGTCTTATGAACGGATTAGTTGAACACAATATAAGTGCATTATCTCTTGTACAAGGCTCGATAATTCCCCGCCAGTCCACGATACGTCCTGTGGCAGATAGTATTTCTAATTCTAGTTCATCGAGCTGTACAGCGGCAGAATCGCCGTCATATCCCACTAATTGAAATTCAGCTTGTCGTTGTTTTAAAATGATTCGTGATTTAAGTAAATCAGACACAGATTTAGTGTGAGCAGATGTCACCGTGATGAATAAGCCGATACCTTTACCCGTATGTTCAGAGGTTACTTCAAATTCACAAGGTGTTTCATCTAAAGGAAGTATAGTCATAATTATTTAGAGTAGCTGTTCGGTCTAAGTATTATGGCATAAACGGTTGGATTTGTCAAGATGTTGTAGATAAAAGAAAACCCTGATAATGATTATTTTTAGTAATCTTTAACAGGGTTCGCCCAATCTAGGAGATAGATTTATTTTGTGAAATTACTAACATTGCCCGATGCTGTCATGATTTGTTCTCTGATTGTAGGGTTAATTTTAACCAACTCTAATGCTAACTCAGGTGTGAAGGCTTCTTCAATACCAACCCAACCAACGATACGTTTAGCGGCTAATTCATAACCGAACAACAAATCGTCTTCTACTTTATCAGCAGGAACATCTTTTCCTTTTTTAGTAGCCATACGAGCCGCTTCACGTTTACCGTTTACTGCTTTAGCTACCAAATCAGCAATCGTTTTACTGTGTTCACCAATGATGTCGATTTCGATACCAGTAGCCACACCAGTTGATTCATCAATGATTGCCAATGTGAATGGGGTATCGGCTGCTTTTTCTACGTTTAAAGAACTTAATGAAATTGCCATATTGTTTATCTCCAAGAGTTATTTTATTGCACTATTGCAATATACGCGATAATAACATAGCATACCACAGTTGTCAAGTATTTATCTCATAAATAGGCAATAAAAAACCTAGTGTGATTCACTCACACTAGGTCGCTAAACTCGTACTACTATAAATAATTCTTAACTGAAATCTTGAATTTGCAAAGTAGTTGCTTCAAAGCCGCTTGTACCATCACCTAACAACGCTGTGAAAGGTACAGTCATAATAAGACCTTTATCACCGTCGTCTTTTGATGCGCCACCAGTTTTAATTCTAGGCATAACCATAGACATAAATTTAGTGCTGCTATCACCAACAGAGTTAGATGTGAATACTGCAATCAAAGACGCTTCTTGTTCTTTGTAGAACACATCTCTCCAAACAGTATCTTGGAAATAGATAGAAAGATTTCCACTAACGTTCAATTTACCTAAGAAGATGTCAGGCGTTTGGTCAGATCCAACAACGTCTGCTTTAGAGCCATTACCGTTCACAGTGTAATCGAATGCGGTAATCAAACCTACTTTTTGCATTGCGTTTGTTGCTTTATCTTTCATGTAGATAGAGCCTACGGCAGCAGAGAAAATAGGGTCAATGGCACTATCAATCGGAGCTTCGCTTGTGACATTTTGTAAGATAGATTTTTGACCTTCCCACGATGCTTGTGCCGTATAATCAGACGGTGTTTTCATACGTTGACCCATGATAGTAAAATCACAGGTAGCTAGACCAGTAGCAGGTAATTTAATCGCCATTTGAGTAGGTCTACATCCTACAAAAATTTCAGACTGAGGATAGTTAGCAGAACCTACGCCAGTAGTAGTAGGACTAATGTCTTTATAGAAATGCTCAAATTGGAATGAGTATTTAGTGTGACCTGTTAATGGGATATATGATTTTTTACCTAATACTTCATATTTCACTACTCCAATTGTAGATAAAGTAGTTACCGATGTCCAATTAGCAGGTTTAGCTACAGGCACAACGACAATCGCATTTGCAGTTGTGTTGATGTCTAATACTAATAAAGGGCATAATGCGTTTGTAGCGTAAGTACCGCCAATAGTTTCAAACCAAATAACATCGCCTGTTCTCAATGATGTTGAAGCAGACCCCGTCAACACTAAATCATTAGCTGACGCAAATGTAATTACAGCAGCCGTTCCCGCATCAACACCCGCAATTGTTGTAGATGCAATTGTTGCACCCGTTGTGATTGATTTACTAATAGATGTGGCAAAGTCTTTTCTTAGAACAGCCCCCATCAATTCTTGATATGTTCTACCTGATAATTCGCCGTTGATAGAACCCTCTACAGACACGCCACCATGACGGAAATCAGCCAACTGTGCGTCAGTACGAATTTCGTTTGATGAGTAAGATGCTTTTTTCAAATCGATATTTGAGGTTACACGACGCAACATTCTAGGTGTTACATTTTTCGCAGCGTAAGATAAAGTTGCAGTAGTTAAAGCAGTAGTAGCAACACTTAGCGAATCATCTAATGTTACAGTAACAGCAGAACCCACAAGGGTTGCTGGTGCTGTTACTGTATAGAATACAGTTGGGTTATTACCGAAACTGATTTTAGTTCCTTTAGGAATACTTGTTCCTGTAATAGCACCATTATATGTTAAATCAATTTCGTCTTTACCGATACCTGTTACTGCTGTTGTAATATTAGTTGCTGCTGTAGCTAAAACAGCCGTATCATCAGCAGTCATTGTACCAAGTGTTAGACCCTCTGGAACATAAATAAGTTGTTTAAAAATACCATTTGCAATTGCCATAATTTTTATTCCTTTTCTTAATCGATTAAGTTAAAATGTCAACGGTAAAGGAAACCCTTACCATGACTACAAATCGGTCTACCTCTTGCGATAGTACCCGAATGTCTGGTGTTTTATCACATAAAACTGTGATATTATTCTTTGTCAAACTCGTACCTCGTTTAAACAAAGCTCTGATTTTTTCAGCTTGGGTCATCGCATCCACAGTGCCTTTTCCAATTGGATACCGTAGTGTGACTTGAAAAAAACCCATCTCTCTATAGAATGAATCGCCTAATGTTGGATTAGATGCCGTGTTCATTAGTAAATATGATGATTGGTATGGTACATTAGTTATTGGTGTGAATAATACATTTTCATATTGTGTTGACACAGTGGGTGTTATTGTGGCTAATTTTGTTTCTAATACAGAACGAATAATTATTTGGCTCATTTAACCTCCGCTACTGCTTTAGCTAGATAAATATGGATGTTTTGAGCGGTTAATCCTGCCACCGCGATAGGAAATGTTTGCGATTGAGGGTTGTATTTAGATTGCCAAGGAACACCTCCAAACTCAATTGCTTCCGCATAAGGCGTGCTGTTTGTAAAATAATGCGTTGTGATGAGTTTTTTATTTACAGCAATGTGTTTTTTTAACACCCTCCCTGTAGCACAATCAGCCTGCTGAAACGAATTATCGTTTTCAGAATCATCGTAGTCGTAAATAGGTGTTCCTGCTGAATATAGCCAATTTGCTTTATATTTACCCGGCGTGTAATCTTTATCTGCTTCAAACATCTTCCATTCATGAGGTTGTCCGACAGGTGAATGAAACATCAAGCTGTCCACAACTTGATTCAAAACATTATCAACAATCGCCTTAGCCTTTTTTTCTGTTTGTGCAGTAATATTCTTAATCAGTAAGGTTTTATCAAATTTCATCGACATTACGATACACCTCTAATACTTACTTCAAATAATAAGTTAGTGCCAGCTGGGTTTGTTTCAATAACTTCTGTTACGGTGTAGCTTTTAGTGCTTACAGTAATCAAATCACCTATCACAATTTCAGCAATTCCAATAGGTGAAATCAATAATCGCTTATCGCCTCTAATAATAGAAGTACCGTTTATTTCCTTTTCACCGTAATCAAACATCACACCCGTACTAACTACAATAGATATAGTATTAGCAAGAGTTCCTAGGTCAGGGTCGTATTCACCATAAGATGAATGTGACAATGTGATAGTTTGTCCAAATTTCTTAATGATTACATCAGCACTGCTTGCTAAATTACCCCAGTCCATTATCGGACTACCTGTGATGTATTAGATTTTAAATAAGGTGAAATGAGTAAATCAGCAGTTGGATAACTTGCAAATTGTTTTGCTTGTCTGGGTGTAGTAGGGTATATTGTATCTTGTTCGATTGACCCTATTTTAATCCTAGTACTAACGCCTTCAACATTTAAATTATCCTTAACTAACACATCAACAAGTGAGCGAACAGCGTATTCACAAGCGGCTCTTTGGATATTTATTGGAAGTCCAATAGAAACACCAGTACTATTTTTACGGGGAAATGACAACGCTTGTGGTGTGTCTGGATAAAGAACAGTTCCTGAAAATAAAGCAGCGTACCTCATTTCAATATAATCTGTAGCACGAATCAACGCACCTTGTTTTAAAGATAGCGTGTATGTAGCCCACACGGTATTAGACCGTTCTGTAAAATAAGCATCCGCATACGATGTTGTAGCATAACTATTTGCATCTATTACCCCGCTTCCTGTTTCAACTACAAATGCCATTATTAAACCCTCTTGTTTTATATCACTATACACTATTTTTAGTATAATGTCAAGTTATAACATCTATTTGCCTTTTAACATTAAAACAGTTACCAATTTTTGATTTAGTCTAATCATATCGCTGTCTAATGCACGCACTTTATCAATTAAATTTACTAATACAACATAAGCATCATCAAGCACGGGTTTAACTAATGTGGTTGCCCATATCCATACAAAGTGTACAATATACCCCATCCCACCAGCAGCGATTATGGGAAAACCATAATCGTTTATATAATTAACTACTGCGTTAGTTTCCACCATTGCGTCTCCTATCACCTTGTTCTGTTGGATGTTTTTCAACAGGTAAACCTAATGTGGTGGCAAGTAATTTATCTATTTTTATAATATCTTGTGACATATATGTAATTCGTTTTTCTAACAGCTGAATGATTTCTATTAAGCCTTTAATTCTTTCAAGTACATTATCTAAAAGAAATTTTTGTGTTAGAAAAACGAAGTACATTCCAACAATTGCCGCTGCAATTGGAAATCCCACATCTGATACGAGCTGAAGGATTTCCATTATTTAATTAACGCTATTGATATGTAGAGCAATTATCATTCGACATCTTCAACGAGTGCTTCTGTTGAATCTTCTACTAATTCATCTTCAACAATCGCATCATCTAACTCTTCTACAATAGTACCTGTTTCTTCAAATGCTGACATATATACCTCATTTAGTTATAATTATTCATTATTGATACCATAGGCATCAAACCGTACTTTTTTACCAC